TCGGTATGAGAGCCAAGTTTTGAGAGCTTTTCAAGGAAGTCATCGGGCATTTTGATATCGACTTTAGCCATTGGTGGACACCACCTTCTTTGCCAGAACCTCGATATACATTCCTCGACCTTTGACATCCTCAACGGAGGTAATATCGAATTTCTCTCCATCACAGTAAAGGATGTGGTCTGTGGTTATTGTAGTACCGGGGATAATACGGAAACGGAAGAGGTCGGTTGCCTCCGAAAAGGCTGCAAGATTAGCCCAACGCTGTGAGCCGTGCCGTCCTTCGCGGTAGGCACGAACAGAAGCCACACCTTCATAAACGGATGTAGCGAAGCCCTCCGCATCCTTCACCTTTTTGAAAATGCCGAGGTCGATGAAGGTATTCATTTTGCCGAAAGACATAATCACACCTTCCAATCTCGGTCAAGGCGAAGGAGCAGATTGACCGTGTTCCATACTTGGTTTGCTGCTTGGGGGTTATCGGCAAAGAAACCGCCTGTGCTCCCGTCACGGGACTCATAGAAATGAGAGGCAAGCATAATTATGGCTTGCTCCGTTGTGGCAGGCATAGCGGTTTCTTTATAAGTTCCTTCGGGGATATGCTGATAGCTTTCTGCGTAAGCCACGGCGGCGGTGATGTAGCTTTGCAGAAGAGCGTCGTCAGCCGAATGTTCAAGAATAAGGTTTTGCTTGAGCTTCAAAAGCAGAGCTTCCATCACCGTTACCTCCCTTCTCTATTAGGTGCCGGAAGTGCCCTTCATCTGAAGGACCTTGATGCCCTCGGGCACAACCACTCTTGCATCGAGGCGCTTGGTAGCAAGGAAGCCAACCTGTCCGTTAGCAGCATAAAGCTCGTTGAGACGTCTGAAGGTAATACCCTCGCGGTCACCAATCCAGTACTTACGGAAGTCACCGAAAGCAACAGGCTTAGCGCCACCTGCCACGATAGGCATATAGGGAGTGGTGATTACCTGCTTGCCGAGAAGTGTGTCGGGAGTGCCATCCTTGAGACCGGTCTGCCAGATATACTGACCATTGGAATCCTTGAGAGTGCGGATTTGTGCAACGGTAGCATCGTTGAGAATCCATACAGCATTGCTTCTGTAACCACATTTCTTTTTATAAAATGATTTACATACCCAAAACTGCGAGTAATACAGCAGATTTCCCACATATTTATACGCCTCTTCAATCTTTGCAAGCGAATAGGTATGAGTAATCAGCGGTTCGGTGTCAAGTTTTCCCTCGGCAATAAGCTTCAGCGTTTCCTCGCAGTCGCAACCGTCAACTCCGCCAGTCTTGAAGGTCAGATTCTTGCCGTACATATCGGGCAGAGGCAGAGTCTGCGCCTTGTCGTAAAGCGCCACCACCGTGACGATTGCATTCGGGCGTGCGCACTGCCACGCAAGCTCAAACGTGTTCTCCGCGCCGGCAACTTCAAGCACCACATCAGCACCGCCGTGATCGCTGTGTTCAATAACAAAATCAAGGCATTCTTCGGGCGTAACCGTCAGGACATTGGGGTAATGCTCGTTTACAAACTTGATGCGGTTCTCTTCCTTCTCGCACACGATGATGCGCTTCGGATTCTTCAGCATAACGCAAAGCAGCGTACAAAGCCCCGTGGGACCCGCGCCGATGATGAGAACGCTATCGTCCTCCGTAATCTCGGAAATCTTCGCCGCCCAATAACCCGTGGCAAGAACGTCACCCACGAGCAAAGCTTGTCTGTCAGTAACTGCATCGGGGATTTTATTTAGCCCTTGGTCTGCTAAAGGCACACGGACGTATTCCGCTTGACCACCGTCGATACGGCATCCAAGCGCCCAACCGCCATTCTTGTCGGTGCAGTTGTTGACAAAGCCCTTCTTGCAAAAGAAGCACTCACCGCAGAAGGTTTCAACGTTAACGGTTACTCTGTCACCGGGCTTCACGTGCGTTACAGCCGAGCCGACTTCTTCCACAATTCCGACCATCTCGTGACCAATCGTTATACCCTCAACAGCTCTCGGAACGCTGCCGTGCTTGATGTGCAAGTCACTTGAGCAGATGCTTGCAAGCGTAACCTTGACAATAGCATCCCTCTCGTGCTGTATTGTTGGCTTGGGTTTATCCATCAAGCCGAATTTTCCTTTTAAAATGTATGTATAAGTTAGCATTTATCCTCTTTTTTATCTCCCCGATAAATTGGAATTTGACTTTATTTTATAGCTACGATTACCGAAAATTTTTGATAAGAATACACACATTCAACTGTCTTAAATCCACTACCACGAAGCATTTCGATTTCTTCTTCCACAGAGCATTCTCTGTCCAGCTTCTGTCGCTCTCTCCATAAATCAATATCGTGTTCAGTCAAACCACTCGCTGCTATTTGACTTTCCCAATAAGAATTAAACCACTTGCTGATATCGGATTGCCCACCACAAAATTGATCGTAATTTACAAATAAAGCGCCGTTTGGAAGTTTGTCATATATTTGCGTAAAAAGCTTTTGCTTATCCTTATTCTCCAAATGATGAATCGACAAAGCAGATACAATTACGTCAAAATCTCCACTCGGCAACTCTTTTGAGTAATCCAACACCTGATATGATATACTGCTTATACCATCAAATCTCTTGCGGGCGACATTCAACATTTCGTCCGCTATATCCACCAACACGTATTCCGCCGACGGACATTCACGATACCAAAAACAAGACAACAGTCCTGTTCCTGCGCCTAAATCCAAAACTCGTTTTGGTTTTTCAATGTTGGAAATAATGAACCTTGTTGTATTTTCATAATAATCATCAAAACAAGGTATGAATTTTTTTCGATTGGCATCATATTCTCTTGCAACAAAATTGAATTGTTCTTTTATGTTCATTTTTAAGCATTCCTCCACACAGTCGGATATTACTATTAAACCTACAAATTCTTATTTTTCGTTATTACATTTTCCGCAATTGGAGCAGCCGTTGCATGTCAGCCTGCTTGCGCAAAGCTCGCAATTCTCACAGTAATGCGGAACGTACAATTCACTTTCGGGTATTTCAAGCCCGAAGCTGTCTGTGAGCCTCCATTCGATAGGCTTACCGAGAAAATTCATCCCGGACTTAAACGCCATCTCGCTTTGGGTGCGCTTGGACGGGATGCGATAGGTTCTTCCGTCCTTGATAAAGACCGTTCCCGTTTCGATAAAATTAAACGTGACATTGTGCCTTTCGCACTCCGCGCGTAGTGATTTCACCCAATCGAAGTCGCAAGGGCGTGAGCCGTCGTAGTTCTCGCCGCCGCAAAGCACCTGCTCGATCTCACCCGAGGGCAGATATTTTTCGATGCTGACCTTCCCAATGTAAGGCGCGCACATAATGCCCTTGTGCTTGAACGGCAGGTCAAGGAGTATCGGGATGCGCTCGTCGGCGCGGCGTTGGTTCTCGCAGGTGACATTGAAGAAAATGTTATCCCAACCGTCGCCCCAATCGGCAGGCAGGCACTCCGCTACTCTTTCGGGACGCTTGGTAAGCAGAAAAAACTTCACATCAGAGCGAATGTGCATCATCTCCCACGCCTCATCTCGCCACTCGTCCGCTTCGGGCAGAAAGAAATCCGAATTCATACAGACGCGGATCATTTCACCGCTTTGTATCTTGTATCTTCCGCTTCTGTCCTTTTGCAAAGGATAGTTGAAGCCCGATTTAGTCTTGTATATTTCCGAGCCGTCGCGGTCTGCACGAACACGGTCAAGGTAGAACATATAGCAATTCGCACAGCCCTCGGAGCATTTTACGCATCCGTGCCACGGATTCCATATATCGTGCATTCCGTACCTCCTTAGTCAAATTGGAATTTGATTTATAGCAGTCTTTGCAAATATACCATATCTACAAGCTGTACTCCACACTCAATTATCGGATGGTCATAGTTATCTGTAAAGAAGCCCCGAATGCTATGTGAACGGACAAAACCGCATTTCTCGTAGAAAGGAATTGTCAATGGACTATCTCCTGTGCCGACTTGCAAAACAGAATACTGTCCACAGTATTGCTTGATAAGAAAGTCAATCAATGCTTTCGCATAACCTTTGCCTTGGTATTCGGGAACGGTGGCTATATTTTTTATTTCAAGAATGCCGTTTCCTTCGTCGGTTATGACGCACTCACACTTGACTCCGTTATCGTCAAGCACATACATCGTTCCTCGGTCAAGATAACGGTCTATCATATCCTCTTGTTCATCTGCCAACAACAGCAAATCAAGATATTCTTTTTTGTTTTCGGTTATCTCAATGATCTTCATTTTTGGACCTACAAATTCTTATTTGTCTTAACTTCCTATAATCGGCATTGATTTGATATAAGTGCTATCTGTCACTTGCGATACCATAAATCTTCCTATTTCAGACCTTGGTATAGCCCATTTGATTTTCACATCACCAAAGCTAACCTTGGCTTGTGCCTTTGGCTCTTTATCCGTAGGCATTAAGAATCGAACAATCGTCCAATCAAGGTTGGAAGCCTTTACATCATCGGCAATGGCAAGCAGCTCCTTTTTCGTGTCGGGGAACATCATCCCTGCACCCATTCCCGGCATTACCGTTAGAATGCTCTTTTTGTCCTTTTCAAACGAAAGACTTGGTGTAGACCACTCTATTAACCTTTTCACACCACATTGCTTCATTGCTTCTAACATTACTTTATGACCGCTGTAAACGTTTCGATCTTTATGCCGTTTCATCGATATTCCCACGCACCACACAACGGCATCACAGCCGCTGATTGCTTGTGTGACTTTTTCAATGTCAGACAATTCTCCTTGAATAACCGTGAGCTTGTCATCGGTGATTTCGAGTTTAGATGGATTTCTCAAATATGCCCGCACTTCATATCCCTCGGATAGTGCGTGGCGAACAGCGTGTTTCCCAATTCCGCCTGATGCTCCAAATATTGTTACAATCATAATATTTCTCTCCGTCAAATTCTTGTTTATCGATTAAATCAGCACCCCGTTGCAATGGTCAACTTCGTGCTGTATGATTTGTGCCGTCCATCCCTCGAAGTTCTTTGTGCGGGTCTGCATCTCCAATGTCTGATACTGCACCTTGATGGTCTTATATCTCTTGCACTTGCGAGGACCGCCGAGCAGAGACAAACATCCCTCTTCAGTATCGTAGGGCTTATCCTTTTTGACGATGACCGGGTTAAGCATCACGGTGTACGTGGGCTGTCTTCCGCTTTCATCGAGAAAGGCAATGATACGTTTTCTTACGCCTATCATATTCGCAGCCATTCCCACGCATGACTCCCGGTGAGCCATTAAGGTCTCAAGGAGGTCATTGGCAACGGCAATATCCTCTTTTGTCGCATCCTCGGATTTACCCGCGAGGAATATCGGGTCGTGCATAAGTTCCTTAATCATCTGCTTCTATTATCCTTTGCCTTAAAGTCTTCGAGACGTTCACAAGAGATTTATATGCGAACAAATCATCCACGCACCGACCGATAGCCTCAAGCGTGTCTCTTTCGATTATCCAGTGCTCGTCTTTGCACAACTGCTGATCCAATATGTACAGTAAATTTTCAATCAAGGGAATGATTTCATCGTCGCAGTCATCAAGTCCGATAGAAGCCTCTTTGTTTCTCTGCAACATGGCATATATCGTGGGGTCTTCCATATAAATGGCGCAGTAAAAAGCCAAATCGTATGTCGACAGCATATGACCATTAACAGCGGCATTCATAAGACCGCGCATTTCTTCTTGCTTTGGCCAAGCTATAGGTTGCGGAGGTTCATCAGCAACGTTATAAGCAATCACTTCAGCAATAAACTCCGACCAAACGGACATTCCGCTTCTTATCAGAGTGTCGCGCCAAGCGTTTTTATCATTCTCCGCATCTATGAAAAGCTCCTTGCAGGTGACGAAAGAAAATACATGTCCAAGTTCGTGCCACAATACCCATCTGAAGCGGCTTTCACTTTTGATGGCAGCCGTATAAATAATAACCGCAAAGCCTTTATATCCAAGCAAGGCTTCTCCTTCATTGTCACCATCTTCTCGGAAGGAAGCACCATGCCCTTCAAATACCTTCTTTCGCATCTCGGCTCTGTTTCGGTTAGACAACAAAATAATGTCGGTCTTAGCTAGGATTTCAGCGGATTGCGGAAACACATCTAAAAAACGCTCTTTTGCTTCTTTAACAAGAATCGTTAACTCGTTTTTATTCATTTCCTCACCCCACTTTTGCTTTAATAATTTATTATACCATATTTCCATGAACATTTCAATCACATACATAAAAAAGAGGGGCTTGTTCAGCCCCAAAGTGTTGTGTTGTTCCGACACTTTACTGTTCGACAGTGATTTCTGCGCCGTTTTTAAATAAGAACTTCATTGTTCCATCGGAATATACGGTTGCCGATTCGATAATGGCAATCCACAAATCCTCATCCCATTGTTCAAGCAACAAGGGTTTATCCTTGATTTGCTCTATGAAAATCCGTATCTCTCGCTCACGGCTGTATCGGCGCATTTGCTCCGCTTGAAGTTCCTCCAGTTCAGCAACCTTTCTCTCATAGCGTTGCGCCAACCGATTATACTTTCTTGAATACTCCTCTTGCGATTGTGCCGTGGTTGCATTCTCTGTTACGCATTTGGAAACCAGATCGGTTATTTCTTGGATTTCATCTTTCAAAGCCTCAATGCGTTCTTCGAGGTCATCGCCCTTCGCCAGAGTGTCAAGCATAAGGGTGCAATCCTCAATCAGCTTTTCCCTGTCTCCCATAAGTGCGTTGTAGGCTTTTAAGAACATATTTTGTATCGCAAGCTCGTCCATCGTGGGCGTAGTACACTTGTGTTCCCTGTCGAACTTTTTGTTGCAGCGCCAAATGTCTTTTTTGAACGCTTCGGTCGAATGCCAAACCTTATGCCCATAAAAGCCACCACAATCGCCGCAAATAATTCTAGAAGCAAGCACCCCTGCGCCGCTGTAACGGCTCCCCAGCGTCTTTCTGCGCTCCATTTCAGCTTGCACCATATCAAATTCAATCGGCTTTATAATAGCGGGGTGGCTGTTCTCCACGTAATACTGCGGGACCTCACCCGTGTTGACTTTTTGCTTTTTGGTTAAATAATCCACCGTGAACTTCTTCTGCAACAAGGCATCCCCTTTGTATTTCTCGTTTGTCAGGATACTAATGATGGTCGTTTGACGCCATTTCTTGCCTCCTCCCGGTGTCGGAATATTTCTGCTGTCAAGGATTTTTGCTATACCTGCGGGCGTTTTGCCTTGCAAGAAAAGCCTGTATATCAACCTTACGACTTTCGCTTCTTCCTCGTTAATCACGGGAGTACCATCTTCCCCGCGATTGTAACCGAGAAAATGCTTGTACGGCATTGACACCTTGCCATCCGCAAAGCGCTTACGCTGTCCCCAAGTGACGTTCTCCGAAATACTGCGGCTTTCTTCCTGTGCAAGACTTGACATAATGGTGATCAAAAGCTCTCCCTTGCTGTCAAAGGTGTAAATATTCTCTTTCTCAAAGAATACTTCCACACCGTTCTCTTTGAGCTTACGAACGGTCGTTAAGCTGTCAACCGTATTTCTTGCAAATCGGCTCACCGATTTGGTAACGATAAGGTCAATCTTTCCGGCAAGCGCATCCTCGACCATTTCATTGAAGCCATCGCGGTGCTTCGTATTAGTGCCTGATATACCCTCGTCGGTATAGACCTTAACGAAAATCCAATCGTCTCGCTTTTTTATGTATTGCGTATAATAATCGATTTGCGCCTCATAGCTGGTGAACTGCTCATCGCTGTCCGTTGAAACACGTGCATAGGCAGCCACTCTGCGTTTCTTGAGTGAAATTTGCGTTCCCGTTGCAAACGGATTTTTTGTTGCGGGAATCATTGTAATTGATCTAGCCATTATGAACTCCTCTCTCTTTTTCTTTTGCCTGCCGCCGCCCTCATTTCAGGCGTCCAAGACTCCGATCTGGAACGATCCTCCCAGTGCCTTTTTACTGTCTGCCCATTCCGCAAATAAAATGTGAGAATATTGCCAACCTCGGCAACAATTTTTTCTATTTCGCTTATGTCAGCTACCGTTTCCGAAGTGATTTGAGCCAGTGTGCTTTCGGGAATCTGCTTTGAAGCGCAATACTTTTTTCCCTTCGTGTTGTACGTGGCGCATATCCACACGGGTTGTGTTGCCGTTACCTTTCGTCTAAAGCTCTTGCCGCAGTTGGCGCAGACGACCAATCCCGAAAAAGGATATCTTTTCGTGACTTCCGAAATGTGTGCATACTTCGCTGCCCGCCTTTCGATTTCCGCTTGAACTTGATTGAACATCTCAATGCTGATAATCGGCTCGTGGGCATCCCCAACATGATACTGTGGCAATTCTCCGTGATTCACCATACTCTTTTTCGTAATATGGTTTTCCCTGAAAGTGCGCTGTAAAAGCAAATTCCCTGTGTAAGTGTAATTTCGCAGTATTTTGCCAACGGTAGAAGTATGCCATACGTTTCCAAGGCGCGTTGACAGATTTTCTTCCGTCAAAGCATTTGCGATTGCGTTTATGCCCTTACCAGCTAGGTAGTCATCAAAAATCCTGCGAACTATGGCAGCTTCCTCGGGGACTATGGTGAACTGACCATTGTGTAAACGGTAGCCAAGCATCCCACCATTCCAAGGCAAGCCCTCTTCAAAATTCTTCTTGATTCTCCACTTCATATTTTCGCTTACGGACCTGCTCTCTTCTTGAGCATACGAAGCAAGAATTGTCAGCATCAGCTCACCATCCGCACTGGTTGTGTGTATGTTCTGCTCTTCAAAATAAACATCCACTCCCAGCCCTTTCAGCATTCGCACCGTTTCCAGAAGTGTAACGGTATTTCTCGCAAAGCGTGAAATGGATTTTGTGATAATCATATCGACCTTGCCGTTTACAGCATCTTCAATCATTTTTTGAAAGCCTGCGCGGTCTTCCTTGGTACCCGTAATCGCCTCGTCAGAATATACCCCAACGTACTCCCAATCACGCTCTTTTTGGATCAGCTCATTGTAGTAACTGATTTGTGCCGAAAGCGAATGAAGCATTGCATCTTTGCCGGATGACACTCTGGCGTAGGCGGCAACACGCTTTTTTCTCTCCAAGGGAGCAACTCTTTCGATTTGTCTAACTCGTTTCGTGATATCTTCTCCTCTCTATATCCTTACTTATTAGGTGTTATATTACCGCCTTTTTCGATAATTATCAAGTCATTTCGGACAAATAAACTATCCGAAGATATTTGATATTTCTCTTGCATTTTTGTGCTTATTATGGTGAATTCCTCATCGGTTATAAGCCCCTTCGTTTTAAGGCTTTCCGCATAATTCATCGCAGCTTTATACGCAATAATGGCATCGTAATAAGAATTCAAGCTCATCCCCGCTTCCCCCTAGTCCAGTAGCACTCATAAGAGCAATAACGTCGTTTTGCACTCGAATAATCTAAAAAGGTCTTGCCGCAAGTAGCGCAGGTATGTTCTGTGATTCGTTTGCTGTTAGGATGCTGTCGATGCCGGTTCCACCAATTATTCTTACAAGCAATTGAGCAGAATTTTCGCGCTCTGGTAATATTATCGGAATAAATAGGCTTACCGCATTGAATGCATACCCCTTTCAGCTTGGCAAGTCCTGAATCATGCAAATTGTTTCTGTAGCAAAACGTTTTTATCGTAGCTAATGGTATTTGCACCCTTGCCTCGATTTCCTCGTATGAAAAACGAGCAGCTCTCATTTCGGTTATAATTCTTTTTGTTTCTTCTTTCATAAAACCTCACCTCCGATATACGGAGATTTGGAGGGCCTTTTGGGGGGGTGTTTTTGAAAACTTGCAAAAAAAATTTGCCCACCTTGGAAAAACTCCTTGGTGGGCGCATAATTAGTATTCAATTACGTCAAAATATTTACCAACGGCATCAGGATATTGGAATTTTTTTATTCCTTCGTTATGCGTCTTGAATTCGGAGGAGACAAACCAAATAGTAATATATCCTCCTTCGATAAGAGTAACCTCACCTGCACCCCATTTTGGGTGTCTAACTATTGACCCTTTCCTTATAGGAATCATCGGCTTGGGCGGGTCTTTTGGAAGCGTATCTGCAGGCTTTTTCGGTGGTATGTAGGTTTGCGATTGCGATTCTGGTTCGCTATATAATTTGTAGCGGATGAAAAGGACAAGAAAAGCAACGCCCATTTCCACTAGCAACGTTATCGCAAAAGCCTTGCCATAATCATCTACCACTATCGTCCCCTTTGGCTCACCACCACAACGAGAACACCGCCAAAGCGAAGAGTCTTTCGCTTGTTCATAGCCCATAGGAATTGCGGAATTCCATAAATATCCGCATCCGGGAGAGTGGTAGCAATCACCCGTTTCGGTGCGATATACTAAACCCTCTGTGTGCCTAAATGCCATTGCATTTATAACATTCGTGCATATAACAGTCACCGCAATGATGAGGGCTATTATAACAACAGTTTTAATTATTAATCTTTTCGTTTTTTGCTCCATGTTAAAGTGAAGTTCCTTTTATGTATCAATAAAATCACCCAAGTGGTCATCTGGGTCTTCAGAAACTATATACTTCCCGTATTTTTCAATGTATTCTTGCTTTTCTGCCCACAATTCTTCTTTCGTTTTAGGTGGCGGTTCGTGCCGAAGTTCACGGCTGATTTCATCCATTGTAATGCAGAAGATATCTTTTAGCCTTTTTCTGTAATGCCGAAACGGAATGATAGGGACATAATCATCACCTATTACTTCCGTTGATATTTGTTTTATTTTCTGCAGTTTATGAGCTATTTCTCGTTCCGATATAACGGGATATTGTCTCGAAATCATTGTTATTAACTCGCGCGGACTCTCCACCGCAAGCATTTTCTTATATTCTGTAAATGTTGCCAGATTATCCGCTTGCTCTTGCGTTTTGGGTACTTTGGTAAACATATACCAAATATATATTCTGCAACAACATTTATCTTCTTCCGCTGTCCATTCATGACAATACTGCATATGTGCGCTCCCTAATTAAATTTTATATTTATGACTCATTAAAGAAGAGAGTTTTTTTAATAGTTCTGCCTTTTCCTCGTTACTTCTTAAGTCAGATGCTAGAATAGCGGTTTCAACAAACTGCCTGTCCGACACAGAGAAAACCATATTATCCATATAAAAACCTTTTGATGTTTTAACAATAGGATAATTTAGTTTTTGCAAAAATTGTATGTTTCTTCCAACGGTCTTTCTATCGCAAGGATAAAGCTCTGAAATCTCTCTAGCTATCTGCGTTTGTGTTATAGGATGTTCGGCATCGGTTTTTGATTCAAGAATCCTTAAAACCAAAACTATCAAGTATTTCTTTGTGTTTTTTTGAGCTTCATTCATTATATTTACCTCGTGTTTTTATATCCCTCACTATTATTATACCACATTGCTTGTACCAAAAAACGCCCTATTAAAGAATTTTTAGAAAATTTTTCAAAAAAATAAGCCCACCGAAGAAAAAATCCTCGATGGGCTGTGGTTAATAAGTATTATTCAGTTTTGTTGGTGTCGTTCTTATGTGTGAGCTGCTTGACTGCCTGATTAGT